AGCCAGACAGCTTGGTTTCCTCTTCGAACGAACGCTCCGAAGTTTCCGTCTCGTAGATTTCCTTATGCTCTTCGCCGTAACGAGCATACTCCAGACCAAACAGTGCGTTTAGTCCAGGCAGGAGTTCTTTAAGTAGTTGTGCGCGTGAAATAGCCATGATTTAGCTCCTTAAGCGACAGCAGTGCCAGCATAATACTTGTGCAGACCAAAGTTGATCTTAGCAAGGATTTCTGGGTACTGGGTGAAGACGATTGTGGACGAAGCAGCAAACGCAACAAGCGGAGCAGCGTTCAACACAACGGTGGTAGAGTTTGTCAGTGATGCAACATAAGAACCACTGGCAATGTACTGACCGTTAGCAGCCAACGAACCAACGTCACAACCAACCATCGGCGTACAGTTCAACGCAGACACGGTAACCGTAGCAGTGGAAATACTACCGTAAGTAGCAGTACCAAGCTGGATCGCAGTATCCGGCACCAGACCCATAACACGGATCGGCAGAGCAGCCGTCAGAGCAATGGAAGTGTCAGCCAGCACAGCGTTAGCCGAGTTGCCGGTGTTGGTGCTGCCAGTGTTGTTCACCGCAGCCAAGTTCTGACCAATCATAGCCCGTGCGCCAGAAGCGATAACAGTGGTGCCAGACACCATTGCCACGCGGAACACAGCATCCGGATCGTCCGAAACAATAGCAACCGCGTCACCAGCCAGCGTCGAAGCGGGCCAATATTGCGAGAACTGCTTTTGCTTGGTGATTGGGTTGGTGAACGAGCAGCCAAGGAACACGCCCATCAACGTACCGACAACACCAGTCGTGACGCTAATGCGTTCCAAGTTACCACGAACCAGCGTAACAAAATCTCCGTAGAAGATGTTGGTAGCGTAGCCGTAGGTAATTGGAAGTTCACGGGTTGAGCCCGCAAAGACCTGACCACCAATCAAGTTGATTGGCTTTAGCCCGTATGGGGCGTCAATCGTAGGGTAAGCCATATAAGACTCCTAAGTTAAGTACCTTTGCCAAAACTAACCTTGCTGCTTCGCTCTTTGAAAAGCGGCATACGAGGATCGTTTTCGCGCATGAAGTTATTGTCAATCGAGTTCATCTGGGTATCAGTCTGCTGCTGGTAGTACGCAGCACGCTGTTCCATGAATTCCTTGGGGATTTTGCAAAGCATGAGTCCACCGACCTCAACACTGTCAGGATAACGCCCGCGAGCGCTAGCCAAGATGCCAAGTTCTGGGTGATCTACTGCCCTGACGGGTTCCCAACCTTCGCGGAGCTTGCCGGAAATGTTCATGGGATCATCAGTACCTAACGTACTAACACGGACCCATCGGAAGTCATAACCCGGAAGGGGGTTAGGACTAGGGAGCTTCTCTGGAGGTGCCCAACTTTTGGGACGCTCAAAGACGGCACGGGTATCGAGTTCTCGGGTAAGTCTGTTATCAGCCATTCTGTTTCCTTAAGTCTGCCGCAACCTGCTTAGCATAAGCTTCCAATGGAACGCCCAGCCGCTTGGCGATGTTCACTTGTGATTGAGTCAGCACGATTTTGCGCGGTGCTGTACTACGGGTAGCAGATGCCACCACCGTTGACTTTTTAGCTGTTTTTCCCGAGGGGAACGCATCAGGGAAAAGCTGCCGTACACGAGCGTTAATCCTCTCGTAGTACTCGTCACTGGTTGGATCAATCTTACTTTCAACAAGTTTCTTATGTACCGTTAGGGCAACAGCGGTCATTTCATCGTCGGAACCAAACCAAGGATTTTCGTCCTGCCACGCGCTTGCTTTGGTGTCAACATGAGGCGTTGCTGCCGCCTGTTGATGTTGTACTACATCTTTTGGCTCTTGTAAAGGGGGTAACTTGAAGTTATTGACCCTGTCGGCCTTAATCTTTGCATTTGTAAGCTCATCTTGCGCATTTACCAACGCTTCTGAATCTCCAGCCTCGTAAGCAGCCTTGTATTTCTGCTTGGCAGCATCGACCTCACCAGCAAGTACTTTCTTGGCTTGGTCGAGTAGCGCAGCTTGTCCTTGGCCCAGTGACCCCTGAAGGCGTTTATTCTCTTCAACAAGACTTTGCGCTAGGTTTACAGCCTCTTCCCGCTCTCGTACAGCAGCTTCCTTAGACCGTCGTTCTTCGTGATAGCCCTTAGTAAAGTGCTGAATCCGCTTCTTTACGCTATCGCTGTACTGGTCAAGCTCTTCGTTGGAAACATCGACGGGAGCTTCCTTCATCGGCTTGCGGTTGCGGTCGTCTTCAGGGGTGTCATCGACAATCTCGATCTCCACCTCCGTACTTGCTGTTTCCTTGTTGTTGACGACTTCCTCGTCGGGAAACTTAAATGCTGTCTCTGCCATGTCTACTCCTTATGCGCGGCTGATGCCACGGGGGTCTTCAACAATCGCTTCAACCGAGTCGTCGTTGATGATGCGGAACTCCCGCCCGTGAATCTTCACCCGAGTGCCCGAGTTAGGACGCACCAGAACGAAATCTCCAACCTTGCAAGAAGGCCCACTAGGGAAGCGTGTCTTATCGCCATAGCAGTCTGGCCCCATCTTTACCACGAACAGCACGGGAGACAGCACCTCTTCAAAGTGCATCGTCTGCCCAGACTTGACCAACCCACTGTCGTACTTTTCCTCAGTCTCAGGAATAACACATAACAGGTGATAGGTTGCCGGTTCTGGTAGTTGTCTAGCTTTATCCGTAGTTACTTCCGGGAGGGAAGTTGGGATACTAAACAAGTTAGGAGCAAGTAGAATTTCACTCATTGTCGTCGTCATTCTCTAGTTTACGCACGAGGTCAGATACACAAAGTTGAGCAAAGGAAAGACCCCGGATTTCCCCCACCAACTGCTTATACTCTTCAAATGTCTTCGCAGCGCCATTCGCAAGCGCGTCGGCAAGATTTTCCTGCCGTTCAGTAAACTGCTTGTTAAGATACTCTAGGTACTTATCCATTCTTCACCCCCGGTTTCATCGGTTGCGGCTGCGTCTGGCTCTTAGTCAAGTTCTTGATCAAATCAGCCTGAATCTTCTGGTTGTGCTGTTTCTGTTGCGCAGCTAGCCGCAAAGCTTCATTCTGAGAGTCGTTCTGGTTCTGCATTGCGTACTTTTGCGCATCAGACTGAACCCGCATCTTTTCCTTCTCGACATCAGCTTGTATCCGTTTAGCGTCAAGAGCAAGGCGTTGCTGGGCGATCTGGTTGTCCGCTTGATCCTTCTGCTGCTTGCGCTGCAAGTCTTGCTGTTGAATCTGCAACTCGGCCTGCTGCATCTGCAACATCGGGTCTTGCGCCATCTGCTGCGCTTGCTGTTGTTGAGCCTGTTGCTGGTTAGCTTGAGACAACTGCTGCGAAGCTTGAGCCACCAGCCGGGACAACTGCACTTCCTCGTCGGGCGTAAGTTCTGAGTCAGGTGCAGGCATCTCAACCCCCAACTGCTTCTCGACATTGGCACGGTACGCAAAAGCTAAGTGCTGAGCAATATGCGCTTGGATCGCGCCTTGCATCTGTTGAGCCATCGGGCTTTGCCCAATCATTGCCATCACCGAGGGGTCTTGCATCATTGCCATGTGCGTGGCGATATGTGCATCATGGTCTTGATATATGAAGGCTTTGGTCGGTTTGCCCACAAGGAATGCCATGTTCTCGCTAATTGGGTCTTTCGGCGTCTGGTCATCCTCAACAGGAACAAGCTTCTCGGCGTTCTTGATGCCCAGCACCTCCAGCATCTGCCGGTGAAGTTGGGGAAGGTCATATATCTGCGGTGCCCCTTGAGCCAACTGGATGGCCGCTTGGTACTGCATGATCCGCTGCGCCATAGTGGCAGCGTTAGGGTCACTGACAGGAATCACTTCCGTCGTGTCGTAGTCGGCTTGCTTAGCCTTGCGGTCCCCTGTCTCAGGTGTGTAGCTGTAGTCGGCGGGGGCAAAATCCCTAATGATCCCGCGCAGCAGCTTGAATTCCATCCGCATCGACGCATGGACCCGTGCCTGGACAGCACTCATGGTCTTCAACGTGCGCTCAAGCAGCGCCAGAGTTGTGCCGACAGGAGCGTTAGAACTCATGTCGCTGATGTTCATATCACTGATCGCACCCAGTCGGCGACCTTCTTCCGTGATCTGATTCAACAGGGCAAGCAGTGTCTGGCTTGGTTCTTTGTATGGCAGAGGCATGATGTTGTCACGCACTGCACCACTGGGAACGTCCACATCCCGCCATTCACCCGGAGCGATAGGCGTGTCATCGCCCTTGATCCGCAAGCCCCTAGCCTTCAACCCACCCGGCAGATTGCTCAACGACCCCGCATCGACTAGCTGACGAATAAGAGAAGTGCCAGCCCTAGCATACCCCCCAATAAGGTGAATAAGACCAAGGCCATAAGCCCCAAAACCAGGAATATAAGTATATTGAACAAAGTGTTGTCGTTTGAGACGGTTCTTATCGTCCTCATTCCAATTGCGTCGGATCGAGAGAATCTCCTGCGTACCGCGCTCAATGGTGACAACATACGGCAGAGCAATCCCGTCTTCGTCTTCATACCCCGGTAAATCATAGTCAACGTGAATCTCTAAGAGTTGGAAACGATCATCGTCAGTAAGTGAATAGCCTTGCTCTTCAGCTTTCTTCTTCTCAACGTCGGTGAAAATATGCACCGGGTCACCAAGGTCTACGTCCCGGTAGAAGCCTGCAACTTGCAGTTTCCTGACCTCGTTCTTGGTCTTGCGCATCACATGCGTGACACGCTCAGCGTTATAGATGTTGCTTGCCCCGTACGGCATGACCATATCTTCGGCAGGAAGAAAGATCGCAACCTGTCGGCCTAGCGCTGGGTCGTAGTACACCTTCTTAAAGGCCGCACCTGACAACCCCAAGCTGTACAACATCCGCTCATGCTCTGGCCGATACTCAACCATCACCTCAGTCAACTGATAGTTCATGTCATCCCGAACACGTTCAGCAGCTTCTTCCTTCAGCTTGTCAACTGCACCAACAACCTGGGTCTTGACTGGCCCCGCAGCGGGGAAAGTCTCGGTAATCATTTCCGCTTGAAAGCGAATTGCTGCCTCAGTCAGCAGCGTAGAGTAGACCCCACACGCGCCGTTCCAAGGCTCAGTACGCTCCTCGTACTTCATCCCCAACACTTCCAAGCCCTTGACAAACGCATCCACCCAGTCTTTGCGACTGTTAATGTCCGTCTCAACGAGGTCGAGCAACTCTGACCCAAGAGACTGCAACTCACCCCCCGTCATCTCTTCGGCTAGATTGTCGTCAAACTCCCCAGCTTCATCCTCAAAATCAATCTCAATCCCCACATCTCCCATGCCAATACGCACAGCTTCAGGGTCTTCAATTTCGATCTCAATACCTACGCCCTCCTCTTCAGGGTCGAAGGGTAAAGCCGCTTTGTCAAAGTTTGTAGCCATTTGTATTCCTTAGTAGTAAGCAGCCTTGCGCCCGCCTTTGAAGTACCGTTGTTCTTCGGGGGCGTCACTGGGCAATCGTAAGAACCCGCCTTGCCTGAACCGCATAAGTGCTAGCGTCGTTGCGTCCACTAAGTCGTCGTGCTCTCCACTGGGGAAGGCAGCAACTTCATCGATTAGCTCTTCAGCCCAACGTGTTTGCGGTATCCATACTTTTCCAGAAGCAATTATGTCAGACACCGAGTTCAAGCGAGCAATCTTGTCTTGCCCTTTAGAGGGTGTGTACTCTTGTACAGGGATGCCCATTGACCGCAACTCATAGATGAGAGGTGCGCCCGTTGCCTTCTTCTCAATGATCAACCCGTCTGGCTCCCACATCTTGTACTGTTCCAGTACGTCACGCTTTAGTTCTACCCACTCAACTCTCTTCT